GGCTATAAGGTTGGTGACGAGTAATGGCACTAATCGGTAGAGACAGCATTTTTGAAAACATTAAGTCTAATGTTGAAGCAAATACTGCTGATGTAATTACTCGTATTGCCAATACAACTGCTGGTGAAAAAGCATTTGGTGTACTAGAAAAGGCTGCTGCGCCTTACCGTGATACCGTAGCACCAAACCTAACTGCTGCAATAATGATTGCAAACAAGAATTACCAGAATCAAAATAAAGATAAATCACTAACTGAGTTATTTGAATATGCAAAAAAAGATGCTGTAGCATCATCTCAAGAGTATTACGATAATGATCCTTCCCAAGCATGGCGTCGTAAGATTTCTCCAGGGCGCGCACTAGTTGGACTTATTGGTGATGTTGCTCCTGGTATGCAAGCAACAGATAAGATTGACTGGGCTAATGCTAGTTCAGTAGAATCTGTATTTACTTCTGGCTCTGCACAGTTTTACTCTGGTCTTGGTGATATTGGCTTTAACTTACTTGATCCGTTATTTGCTGTAGCAAAGGCTGGCAAGGTTGCTAAGATAGAAGCACTTAACCGACCACTTACTCCAGGTGGTGTGGTAAAGGCTAAGGTTAATACCGGTCGCATGGAAACCCTTGTTGACGATATTAACAAAGCAGCAGCAAATAAGCCAAGTCCTATTAAGGCACTCTTTGATCTAATTGCTACTGGTGATGTTCTTGCTGTACAAAGTTATGGATTTGTAAGTAAGTCAACTAACCCTAGACAACTTGCTCAGTCATTGATTGATGCAGATAAAATTGGTGGTCGCCAACTATCTGCTGAAGTTGCAAAGATTGCAATTGGTGATACGGCATCCTTTACTGCGTTAACGCGCAAGTACCCACAGTTGACCGCACAGATGAACGCTGTTACCGGACGTATTGACTTTGTTGAAAATCAAATTAAAACAATCCAAGATACTATTCAGCCAGTTCCAACTAAGCGTGGAAAATTAACTGTTGAAGAAATTAAAAACATTGAAGCATTTAACAAAAAAGCAAATGCTGAAATCAGAGAACTTAAGAAGCAAAAGAAGGCTGCAGAAAAAGAACTCAAGCCACTTGCTAGAGAAGAAGCATTCCAGAGTAGAGTTGGTGCAGTTCCTTTAACAGCAGAAGAATCTGCAGTTCTTGCACGTGAGGGTGGACAGCAAACTGTATTTCAGTCTGCAACTACATCCACTTGGTCTCGCTCTGAGTTTATTGAACAACGTCGTGCTCGTGCCGCAGCACTAAATGCTCGTGGTTTCTGGAATGACTTTGGTGAAGATACTCCAGCGTACGCAAATGAAATGTTTAATGCTACAAAGAGTGAAGCACGATTTATTCGTGTAGTAGACTGGTTTAGCCCTAACGCTAAACTACATGAAACACCTGCTGGTATTGCTATCATTGATGGTATACCTGGACACTTTAGTCAGCAAGAAGTAGACTCACGTATTCGTGCTGCTGTTCGCAAGGGCGATATGTCAATTGCCGAAGCAAAAAGGTGGTCACAGAATTACTCAAAGAAAAACTACTCTTCAGAACGCTTCCAGTTCCTAGATAAACTTGAAGAAAGAAGTTTTGTTGGAATTCTAAAAAAGCAATTTCCTCAGGTTTCAGAAAAGTTTACAGCAGAACAGAATGAACTGTTGTATCAAGTTGTTCGTAGTATGTTACAGACCACACGCGCTAAGCGTCGTGAACAAATTGGTGACATCATTGACAAGAACTACACAATGGTTGATACAAGAACCGGTAAACTTGTAGTCAGCAATCATATCAAGAATCTTGTTGAACAAGGCGCAAAGCGCATAGCAGAAAAAGAAGGCGCACCTGAGGTAACTAAGACTCACATTAAACTTGCAGAAAAAGCACTGCGAGAGAATCCGTCTTTAACCTCACAGATTCCTAATACTCACTTTTCTACAGATCTAAACGAAGTCGCATCAATTGTAAAAGAAAATCCTTTCTTGTTCCAAGATATTATGCGTCGAGTTGCAGATGGTGATGTAGAAGTTCTTGCTCAAGTACGTAAGTACAACGAAGGTGCAATGCAAACTACACCTTCTGGTATTACCCTTCCGTTTGAGGCTGCTGGTGCAGTAGGAAAGCAAGGATACGACAAGGTAGTTAATGCGCTAGATACATTCTACACGTTTGTATGGAAGCCAACTACCCTACTTAGCCTTAAGTACACCACACGTAACGTATTTGAAGGATACCTTCGCGTTGCTGCGTCTATGGTTGACATGAACTCGCTATACGGCTACGGCTGGAGCGAAATGATTCGTGGATTTAACGAAGGCAAACTAACCGGTATCATTAATGCTGCAGAAAACGTCATACAACGTGGAGAATCTAGGTCTGCTACCGCTAGGTTTAACGACTTAAACAACGAACTAGTTATTTCTGATGCAAAAATCTACACATCTGTTGGTCCTTTAACTAAGAGTGGTAAGAAAATTGCAGGCAAAGCAATTATAGATACCCATAAGGCTGCAGATAAAGCAATATTCAAAGCAAACGATGGTTTATCAATGACTATTGCTGTTGCAGAAGGTAGATTCAGGGCAGTAAACAAGATTGCTGAAGGCAATGCGCCATCACCTGCAGCCACAGAGATTAATTCTATCTACAATGGACTACGTGATAAGATTGTTAGTGGTCAGCCTGGTGGAGATTTCCTACCTGTACTGTTCGACGAAGACTTTAGAGTAGCAACTGCTAGATTAATTCAGTTAGATCCAGAAGATGGATACGCAGCATTAAAGTATCTAGATGAAATTGTTGCTGATGCTTCTCAGAAGATTAACAAAGTTAATACTTCAAAGTCTGGACCGATAATGAAGACTCACAAAGAGGAACTAGTGTTCTTCTTGGATAGAGTAAAGATTCATACCGCTCATCTTAGAACTTTCCTTGATGAAAGAAATGCAATAAGCGGTAAGATTGTTGAAGCATCTGGTAAGATCAAGCCAAGCATTAAGCGCAGTTTTGAAAGTGATGTTACACTACCTGGTGGTGCAAAGATCGGTGGTGCTCTTTCCGGTAAGTCCGGTGAGGCTATGCGTGGATCAACTAGTGCTCATAATTCTAGCATTCGTTTGCTTGACAGAGACGTTCGCTTAACTGGTGCTCACATTCTAAAGAGTGGTAACCGTAGCGCACCTATTGACATTGATAGTTCTATGTGGGCTTCTGCTCATGCTGAATACATCAACAATGTATTAATGAACGATATCGTTGCAAGAAGAGCAGTTGAAATGTTTGCTGATGGAGCAAGCATTCAGAAGGTTCAAGCAGAACTACAACGTTTTGTAAAGAGCAATGAAAAAGATGCTTTGATTTGGAAGAAAGAACGCAAGGTTGACTACGAAAATCGCAACGAGATGGTTCCAACAAGTTGGAAAGATGAAGTTGACGCTATCATTGAAGGTCAGGTTCTTTTATACCTACGCCCAGTAGATGCATTCGGCGATGAGTTAATGATCAAGGCAGCAAGAGGTGGACTTACTTCTGCTGATTCATCAAAGATTCCAATGTCATTGCGTGAACGAGTTCAAGGTGATACCGCAATTACTGCATTGAATGCAGCAACAATGGGTAAGAACATTGTTCGTACAATCTTCCACTTCATTGGAACATTGCCAGAAGATCACTTGATTCGTCACCCATTCTACAACATGGTATACACTAGCGAAGCAAACCGCCTAGCCAAGATGCTTGATGTTCAAGGTAAAGATCCTGGTGCCTATGCAGCACAGATCCGTTACAATGCTAGTTCTCGCGCATACAAAGAACTTATGCAGCGTATGTACAGCGTTGAACGTTATACTGATCTTGCAACCTTAATGCGTTTCGTAGCACCATTCTACATGGCTCATCAGAACTCAAGTCGCTTCTGGCTAGGTACATCCATTCGTAACCCTGAAGTTGCTATTGGTCTTGCCAAGTTGTACAATGCACCATTCCGTGGTGGATTCGTACAGGATGAGAATGGCGATAGTGTATCATGGAGCAATCCTTGGACATCATCACGTAATCTTGCTATCGTAAAGATTGATTCATTGCCTATCAGCAAGAATCTAAAGAATAAGATTAAAGATGCTACCGGTCAAGACTTTATTGGTTTACCTCCAAATCAAATGGATGTTATTACACAGGGTCAAGTACCAATTGTTCAAACTCTTGGTGGTCCTGTAGGTCAAGTTGGTGGCACGTTATTCCTTGGCTGGTTGTCAGATAAGACGTATGATCCTAATAGCGTACTCGGTAAAATGGGTATGAATGTAGATGACTTCCAGAAATACATGATGCCATACTACGAGAAGACCTATGGCGGTAGTGTAATGAGCCAGGTAACTTCTGCAATCAACCCATTAACATCTAACTCATGGGTACTATCCAGCCTATCTGCTGTATCAGAAGGTAAGATACCGTTTCCAGAAGTAGAAGCACGCTTCCGTACACGCAAAGAAGCAGCGTATGACGCATTGGTTATTGAGAGTACACTTAATGGTCAAAGCATTAGTCACGATGAACTATCTAAAATGGCTGACGAACGTGCAAGAAACTCTCTATACGTAGAAGCAGCGTTCTCATTTGGTGGTCCGGTTGTTGCTGGTAAACTAGGTAACGAACAGTTCCGCCAGTTAAACCAGGAATACACAATGCTACAAAAGCAGTATGGTGATCCTGACGCAGCATCAATTGCATTCACAAAGATCATTGAAGAAAGATACAATGATCCACGTTATGTTGATGCTATTACTCGTGTAGTAACTACTCGTTCTGCAAGCAATAAGTTTGGTTTATGGGCTACCCCAGCAACAAGTAATGCGCTAATGAAGAACAAGTCATTGGTAGAATCTATTGATGCTTCATACCCAGATAACTCAATCATTGGTGTAATGTTTAATCAGGGCAATACTGCAACTGATTACAGCCCAATCACTGATGATAACTACTTCTCTACAACAATTAACGGTAAGCCAATTCGTCAGAAACTTACTAACGATGTAGAGCGTAGACGCACCCAGCAATACTCACAAGCCTGGGAAACCTACATGAATGCTATTGACTTCATCGAAGATGACGCCAAGACACGTGGTATTCAAAAGGGAACAGACGTCTACAATGAATACTATGGTGCGTGGAAGAAACGCGCAGAGGATATGGTAGCAAAGCAGTTCCCATTATGGGGGGATCGCAATAAGGGATTCACTCAGAATGAGTCTGATAACAATGTTAAAGTAATCGAACGCTTCTTAGCAGATGAAAAATACATGAGTACCGTTGGTAATGATCTCGGTAGTGCTCAGGCATTAAAGAAATATGTCGAGGGTAGAGAAGTTATTATTGCTGAACTTGAAGCATGGAGAGCAGCAACTGGTACCAAGAGTATAGATGCAAAGACTAACGTATGGTTTGCTGACTGGAGAGACCGAATGGTTGATGAAATCATTAGGCAACATCCAGAGTTTAAGCCTGTCTACACTCGTTACTTACAAGATGATACATTCAATCAACTAGTGGATTACTCCTCGTAAATTTAATAAGGAAAATTAATGGCTAAATCTGAAATGTCAGGACCAGGTTCTGGTAACAGTTATGGTAGCACCAAACTAAGTGATAGCAATGTTGGTATTGCAACCCGTGAGGGTGAGCCAATGCTGCCTGATAGTGGTGGACCTTGGAGTCAATCCAGTACTAGTTATAACTTTACCACAAAACAGCAGGCTAACTTCTCTCTTGAACAAGCATGGCTAGATATGTTTGGTATTGCACCAAGTGCTAAGATTAAAAGAGAATTTTATTCTTTGCTTACCAAAATGGAAAAGCAGTACGCAACCAAGACTGTGGCATCTGGTGCTGGTGGTTCTAGTACACAAACTAGCAAGGCTTACACTTTTAGTACAGCAGATGTATTGTCTCAGTTTGTACAGAAGTACACACCATCTATGTTTAAGCAGGGTAATCTAGGTGAGGCTTCTGCAAAGGTATTTGATGAAACTGTAACCTATGCTAATAACATGGGTGTTGAAGTATCTTCAGCCGCAATCCTTGCTGATGTTACAAGTAACGTACTAAAGACTAAGAGCATCTCTGACATTAAGAAATACTACCGTGAACAAGCAATGAAGATGTATCCGGATATTGCTAAGCGTTTACAGGAGAATGATACCCTAACTATTCGTGATCTTGCTACACCATACATTAATAAGTTTGCACTTCTGTTTGACAGAGATGAAAATCAGATATCATTAACAGATCCAGATTTGCAAGACGCACTAGCAAAGAATAAAAGTATGTCAGAGTTTACTGCAAGTCTAAAGAAGCGTTCAGATTATGTGGTAACTGATTACGCAAAAAAGGAAGCATCTGATTTGGCTGGATCATTTAAGAAAGTTATGGGTTTCTAAATGGCAACAACAAACTTTGATGTATTCAAGTCAGAACTACAAAATGTCTTTGGTGTATTTGATCCAACTGATGATGCATGGCTAAAAGAAATTTGGGGCTCTGCACAAAGTAAGTTAAATGAAGGAATTTCCTCTGATTCAATTCCAGACTTACTACTTGATGACACATCACTAACAAACTACCGTGCTAGATTTGCTGGATTGTTTAAGTTGAGAGAACTCTCAAAGAAGCAACCAGTATCCTATGTTCCAAACATTGCTACATACATAGCATCCGAACGTGCACTAAGCGAGAAGTTAAAGTACTACGGACTAAATGATTTAGCAACACAAAAGAACATTGCTGATATTATTGGCAACGATGTCTCAGTTACTGAAGCAGAAGGCAGAATAGTTGAAGGCTATATTGCTATTAGAAATGCTGACAGTGCGCTAAGAGAACAACTTCAAAAAGAATTCCCAACCTTAAATGATGCTGACTTTGTTAGCGCATTGCTTTCCAAGCCAGGTGAAGGTGTAGAGTTTCTTAAGACTAAGGTTGCTCGTGCCGGTATTGAAACATCTGCAGTTGCTACTGGTATTCAATCTCAGGTTGGTGCCGAAGAACTACGTAAGCGTGGTATTACACGCGAGACTGCACTTGAAGGATTTAAGTCTATTAAGTCCCAGCAGGCTGGCGTAGAACAAGCAGCACAAATGTTTGGCGATACCACAACTAAGACCGAACTTCAGAAGCAATTGGAAGAAGAGACCTTTGGTATTGCTGGTGAACAGCAGAACATTAAGAGACTAAAGTCTCAGGCTCGTGCTCAGTTTGCAGGACAAACAGGAATCGCAACTGGTTCCCTATCGCGTAAGCGACAAGTATAAACTCTCGTTGGATCGACCAGCCCCAACGTAGTAATAGACTGGTAGTAGAAGCCGCATTACCCTCCCCAAGTAATGCGCGGTCTACGTTAACTCAAACAGATATGGGAGATAGTTACGATGAGTAACAACAATCAAGACTGGTTAGAAGAACTCGATGAAGATTTCGATCTTGAATACGAGTTTGACGAAGAACCTCAGCGCGGTCGTCGCGGTAATCCAGACGATGCACTGAAGAAGGTTCGTCGTGCAGAACGTGCTAAAGAAAAGCGAATCAAGGAACTCGAATCTGAATTGTCATCGTTGAGAAAGTTTCAACGTGATTCAGTTGTTCAATCCGTTTTGAACGAGAAGGGTGTAAATACTAAAGTTGCATCTTTCATTCCATCTGATCTAGAGACAACGCCTGAGGCTATTAACTCTTGGTTAGAACAGAATGCTGAGGTCTTTGGTATTCAACTTGCTCGTCAAGAATCCGTTCTTAACGAACAAGACATTGATGCACTTCGTCAAATTGACGGTGTCACATCAAATGCCCTCTCAGTGGAAGCAAGCAATGATATTATGTCAATGATTGCTAACGCATCAAGTGCTGACGAAATCATGGAAATGATTTACGGAAGCGAATAATCGTTGCTGGTCTAGTTCAGAAGGCATACGATCGCCTTGTTGAATTTGAACTACGCGCTACCCCATTGCTACGTTCAGTAGCAGACAAGAAGCCTGCTCGTCAGGCTATGCCAGGTTCTTCTGTAGCACTACAGATTTACAACGACCTAGCAAAGGTAACATCAGAACTATCTGAAGATGTAGATCCAGCAGCAGTTGCTCTTGGTACTCCAGATATCGTAACCGTAACCCTAAAGGAATACGGTAACGCTACTCTAGTAACCAAGAAGTTGCAGTTGATGTCTCTTGCAGATGTAGATCCTGCTGTTGCAAACATCATTGCATTCAACATGGCTGACAGCATTGATGACCTAGCACAGGAAGCACTGCTTGCAGGTACTAACGTACTATACGCAACCGGTGGAACAACCACAGCAACAACAACCTCAGGTATCACTGCAGATGACACAATCACTGCTGCTGACATCCGTAAGGCTGTTGCTAAGTTGCGTACCAACAAGGCTAACGGACGTAAGGGTTCACTATACTGGTGTGGTATTCACCCAGAAGTTTCCCACGACCTTCGTGCCGAAACTGGTGCTGCTTCATGGCGCAACCCACACGAGTACCAAAGCAATGATGCAATTTGGGCTGGCGAAATTGGTCAGTTTGAAGGTGCATACTTCATTGAGTCTCCTCGTCTAAAGAAGGGTTCAGGCGATGGTGACAGCACCAACGTTTACCGTACCTTCCTATGTGGACAGCAAGCACTTGCTGAAGCCGTTGCAGAAGAGCCACACGTAGTTATTGGTCCAGTTACTGACCGCTTGATGCGTCACCGTCCAATCGGATGGTACGGCGTTCTTGGTCACGCTATCTACCGTAACGAGGCTCTATACCGCATCGAGTCTGCTTCAAGCATCAATGCTTAATTAGCGACACTAATCTCATCCCCAGGTCATATAGTGGTCCTGGGGGTGGGGTTATGTTTCTAAACATAAAAGGAAAATTATAATGGCTTATTTATTCGTACCACCAACAGTGGATGAAGGACCCATGGGTGGTAACTGGCTCTTTGCCAGGTACACACGCAAACAGGGTGTTACAGTCCTAAAGATTGATGGCGAATATTACGAAGATCGTTTTCCTATTCAAGATGATATTGCTATTGCTGAGTATGTTTATATGGGTGGACATGAGTACTACATTACAGAGCAAGAAAAAGATGACCTTGAAGCGGCTGGCTATGAGGTGTTCACAGTATGACACTGATAGAGTCCTTAACGGTTGTATCGTTAACTATAGGTATCCTGAGCGTATTGGTTAAATGGTTTGTGGTTAATCCACTTAAGAATTTTATCAAAGAACAAACCTATCCTATTCAACCTACGGCTAATGGTGGTCGTAGTCTTCCAGACATTGCTCGTGCAGTAGATAGAATTGAAAAGCGTTTAGATGAGCACATTACACTACATCTTAAGGATGAACTATGAGTGGTAAGTACAACATTGTAGCCAAGCAGGGTGCTACATATAATCTTAACTTTACAGTTGAGACTGATGGCGTAGCATGGAACTTGAGCACATACACCTTTGCTATGCAGGTTCGCCGCTCTACAGCATCAACCACAACTTTATTAAATCTTACTTCTGCAACCATGAATAGTTCTGGCGAAGTATCCGTTACGGTATCTGCTACTACCATGAATGGTGTACCTGCCGGTCGTTGGGTATACGACATTGAACTTACCTCTGCTGGTGGTCAAGTAACTCGCATCCTAGAAGGTCGCTTTATTGTAACTCCGCAGGTGACACAATAATGTCCACGATTGTTACCATTCAAGAAACAGTAGTTGATGTAATTCTCAATGAAGAAGTACCACAAGAAACTATCGTCCTTGTATCTAACGAGCAGGGACCACAAGGAACTCAAGGTGTCACAGGACCTACAGGACCTACAGGTCCGCAAGGTATTACGGGTCCTACTGGTAGCACTGGTGCTACTGGCTCAACAGGACCGACAGGTCCAACAGGAGCAACAGGCGATACTGGTGCCACAGGGTCTACGGGTAGTACGGGACCAACGGGACCTACGGGTGCGACAGGTCCTACGGGACCGCAAGGTGACCAGGGTATTCAAGGGGTCACAGGACCCACTGGTGCACAGGGAATCCAAGGTGTAACTGGTCCAACGGGTGCAACTGGTGCTGACTCTACAGTTGCTGGTCCGACAGGTCCTACTGGTCCTACAGGACCAACGGGTGCTACAGGGGACACAGGAGCAGTAGGAGCCACTGGACCAACTGGTGCTACTGGAGACACTGGACCTATCGGTCCAACTGGTTCTACGGGTCCTACAGGGGCTACAGGACCTACTGGAGATGTCGGTCCTACAGGACCTCAGGGTATCCAAGGAGATACAGGTCCGATTGGACCTACAGGTGCTAC